GCAGTACCAAATGCTTCGCCAAGATCAGTTTCGATCTCGTTGCAAAGGGTACGCATAGCCTGCTTGATTTGATCGCCGTAAACGGTCTCGAAGCCGATGCCGTTGTTCAGGTGCCGGATGTCCTCACCAGTGTAAGGAATCTGCACAGCGCGAGCGTTGTTAATGGTCAGAGTCTTGTTGTCTACCGTCTGGTCGGTGCCTTCCGGAATAGTCATAGCCTCTGCCACGTTTACAGCAGTCGCGGCGCGGGTGAACGATGCACGAACAACGTCGCCCTTCGCGGCTCGCTCTGAGCCGTTAGCGTTGATAGTTACAGCAGGGATAAAGCCCACAAGCTCGCGCCCTACTACGTCAGCGGCTTTATAGATATCTGCCGCCAGATCAGTCAATACGTTAGCCATCATGGGCCTCCAAATTAGTCATTAAAAATTTTGCCGCCTGATTTAACGAATTCGGCACGCTGAGCGTGACTCATGCCGTCAAATTCGGCTCGGCTAATCTCTATGCTTCGTTCTTCGGCCCTGCCTTCTGAACGTGCGGCCCCGCCGCCACTCGCTTGTGTACCATCTACTAAGAAATCGTACTTTCCGCGAATACTCGCTGTTAATTCGTCAATGGTTGAAACAGTTAGTTGACCGCTTTCGTCGGTAACTCGCAATTCATCATCGACAATCGTTAGCCTCTGGCTAATCTTTTCCTGCAGAAGATCAGCCCTCTGGGTGTTCTTCGTCAGTTGTGAAGCTATTTTACCAGCTTCAGCAGATATTTTCTGCTTTGTAATACTAGCATTCATATCTTCAATTTTCCTGCGTAACGTATCTGCTTCGCCTTTCTGCGATTCAAATAGTTGCTTATAGTCATTCTCGGCGGCGGCTTTCTGCTCGGCCTCAAGTTTAGCTGCGAGACGTGCCTCCTCGCGCTCTGCTTGCACCTTCTTTTTCTCTGCTAGTAGCTCATCGACTTTAGCCTTTAAACCAGCCGTCTCCGACTCTAGCGTTGCTTGCAGCGCCTCGTTGAATTTAGCCGCTACAGCTTCTTTTGCCTCTTCAGGCAGCTCTACACCTTCTAATTCCATGCGTCACCTCTGGTTTGCAAGTTTGCGGCTCTGCCGCGTTATAAGTCCACACCCTTGGGCACTGGACGCTCATTTATAGGGACACCAGTATCTAGCGCCTCTACAATTAAGTCTGTCGGATTGCGTCGCCAGCTTTCGCCCGTGACAACCGGCTTTTGACCAAACATTTTTACATATTCTCGCACTAGGTCTTTGTGCGTTTGTACATTTTTACCCGTCATAGAAATTACGCTCCGTATTCAAATATTCGTCAACGGCATCGTCAAATACCTTGCACAGTCTTGGAAATTTCCGCTGGCAATATGCCCACGCCTCGGCGTTGCCGCGCAATGAAAACAGGTTGGCAAAGGTTTCTTTTTCTTTTGAGCCTCTATCGCGGTAATACGACACGCCGTGACCCCAATGTCCATCAGCGTAAAAGCGCCCGCCTGTCATTGCGTCAATAATGTCTGAAACGCCAGTTGACCATTCTGCTTTGGGGTCTTTTGACTCATATGACGTACCGTTTTTGCGCATTTTTGTAATTGGGTTGAATAGCTCGGCGCTCAATTCATCCATTGACCCTTCCATTGTTTTTCGCATCTTTAGGCCAAGGTCTTTGCGATCATCAAGAAATGCTTTCTTAAACTCTGGGCTTCGTTCACTCCATGCCCGCAGCCGCACTGGCCCTAAGCTACCTAAGCCCGCCTCGCTTAGCTCATAGTCGATGTGATGCCCGTACTCATGGGCAAAGGTTTGCTGTGTCGCTGGTAACCCCCTGTCACGGTCTATTGGTTGATGTAGCTCCTTACGCAAGGATCGGTAAAACGCGCCTTTTGGTTCATTATCAAAAATGCGGGATGGGCGAGGCAGTGAGGTGACTAGCCTTTTCTGCGTCTCTGTGAGCGAATCGTCCAAAAACTGCGATAATTGCTCTGCTGTAAGGTTATTGCACTGGTTAATATCGTCAAAGCGCACGCGCCCTGACAGGCTTACATTCGGCGTTATCGGCGTCTCCATCACAAACTCAGCGTCATCACGCCGCAGTTGCGTTAGGGTCAGGGTCTTGCCGCGATTATCGACAAACTTGTCTATGGTCATCCCTTTGCGGAATAACTTAGCCCTGCCCTTGCCCAGAACCTTATTCTGGAATGGCTCGCTTTGCTTGCGTAACCACTGGTCATAATTAAGGCCCGCAGATACCTGACCCGCCCCACCACTGCCCTTAGCGGCCCGTGTGCCGATAATATCCGCGCCTAAGTCGTACTCGGGATTTACTTTCGGGACAATCGTGCTGCGGCAATTAAAGTGCGCTGGCGGCTTGGGGTCTCTGTCGTAATCTTTATAGATCACGCCGTCTCGGGACATACAGATTAGCGAAGTGCGGCTATCTAGCGTTGCTACCCATTCATATCCAAGTAGCACATCGTCATTCTCTTTAAGCGTCTCTTTACGCGCCTGTACAGAGACGTGATTAACCGCAGTACGCGCGAGCGTTGCCGCTTTTCGTGATTGTAGGGGTACAAGCCCCCTGATGCCTCTCGTAAGCTCATCGGTAGTATCCCCCAGCACAATAGACGATCTAATCTGATCTACCACAAGGTTTGCATGGGCAGGGCCAAAGTCATCAAGCATACCGCCAAGCGTGTAGCCCTTGCTCGGCTCTAAGCCCATGATTCCGGTAAATGCGGCCTGCTGTATCTGGATAGGGGCAGGTAGTGACAGGTCTATGCCTAGACGCTTCTGCATCATGGTCTGATTAAACTCGGCCTCATACTGCCCAAACTGTGTTAAGTCGGCTTTGTATTGCTCCGCGTACTCTTTGTTAGACGCCAGAAGGTATTGATACAGGTCTGTAGCTTGCGCCTGCGCCCTGCTGCGGCCAAATGCGGTTAGGCTGTCCGACTCTATGCGGTAAATAACTTCTTCTAGCTGACGGGCAATAAAGCCCTCTGCCTCGCGCTCCCGCCCCTTGGCATAGCGCAAAACAAATATCTGATGCCGCGTGACAGCATCAAAAATATCATCTTCGGCAGACACTCAGAGATGTTACTTCTTGCCCTTCTTCTTGGGCTTCTGCTTTGGCTTTGCGCCTGACTTCGCCGCCATTCCTGACTTTTTAAGGTACTTCGCTGGCATAAGATTACCTCACCACTTGGTTTTATTTGCCCAATACGCCGCAGACATCTTGCCCTTGGCGATGTTTTTGGCGTGTCTAGCCTTAAAGCTGGCTCGCTTTTTCTTCATTGCTTCGCTTTCGCCAGCCTTGGGCTTGCCCGCCGTTTTAGCGCCCTGCTCGCCGAAACGTATTAATTTGGTCTTGTCGCCGTCTTTGGCTAGCACTACATGGCTTTTGGTGCCGTGCTTGGGCGTCCGCTTTGGCTTGTTGTAGCCTGACAGCCCATAGCGCTCTAATCTGGGGTCTTTCTTGCTCATACTGGCGGCAAGTCTCCCATTTCCTCGCGCACATCCTCTAGGGTACGCGCACCGTCAATGATGCCTGCCGACTTGAGGCGGTCAAATATGTCCTGATCGCTGATAATTTGCCTGTCCATCAGCGTCACCATAGACATAATTAGCTGCGGGTCTACTGACTTGTCGTAAAACTCGCGGTTTATCGCAAACTGTACTTCATCGCCTGCGCCCATAAACTCGCCACACCAAAGCACCGCCTGCTGTAACGCCGCACTTAGGTTGCCGACGATATCGCCAAGCACTGAGTTTTCCGACGCAAACCGGATGCGTGCGCCCTCTGCCGTTTCATTGCTACCCCTATCGGTGATGATCCGCGCACCAATAGCCACCATCTGCCCCTCTTTGGCCTTCATAGCCTCTAGGACAAGGTTGTTAGCGTTTGGCTGTAGCAGTGTCGCGCTACCTGACTCACCCAGCACATGGCCCGCCCTAGCCCCTAGCTTGATGCCCTCGGGGTTGTACTCGTACCACTCTTCCATATTCAGAGAGTGCGTGATGAATAGCGTAGGCTGGCCGGTGATAAAACAGCTTTCTTCGTAGTCAGCAGAGTTGCGATAGTGCGCAATGTTTACGTCGGCTATGTCGGCTAATGGCGCGTCATCAATGGTGCTGTCGTTGTTCTTTGACCCAACAAAGATAGCCGGAATGATGCCCCATGTGCTGCCATCTGCCTTTCGCGGGTAGATTTCGTCGGTATATGGCATCTCTTCGCGGTATATCTGTTGCGTATAACCATCTTCGCGCAGTCTCAGAACCCTATACTGGACTTCGCTGTCATGCTCAAACTCATCATCAGCAGTTTTGTAGTCCTCGGCCAGCACGATCATGGTTACTAGCTTTCTGCCGCCTACCGTCTCTGTTTTCCAGTTGACTACCTGCTCGCAAGCGTAGGGAATGATTGACGCACGAATAGCCAGCCGCGCTATATCTTCAGCAGACATACCGGCCTCGGCCTGCGGGAAATCCACCAGCAGAAGCGTCCTGCCCGTCTCCAGTAGGTTCGATAGCTCATCTTTGGCTAACTGCTCAATACCCAGACCGTCGCCTGTAGCGTCATCTATCAGGTATTCAAGCCCTTGCGGTAGCTCATAGCTCGGCGGCTTACGGAATGCAGCGCCTACCAGTGCGTTTTTGGTGCGGCCCGTATAGTTAGCAAATACAGCCCTGCGGATGTACTGCCGATACCGCATGGTATTTTCGCCTATGCGCTCATCCGCTGTTTCTGGGTCGGGCACGGGCAAATAGACGTGCTTCTTGTCTTTAATCTGGACTGAGCCTCTAACCGCATCTCGGGTTTTATCCCAGACAGGTCTATAAAGCTCATATTGCGGATGCTTAGTGCTTACAGGCATAAGAGATTAACCTGATAGAAAGTTAGGCGCATATATTATCATAGCGCGAATTTAAATGAGACGTTAGCTACAGGTTTAACGACCGGCATCTCATATGCAATCGGGTACGTCGTAGCGTCGTTCTGGTGATCCCTGCCGTTGCTCTTGTCTGGCTCGCCGTTCTTGTATACCTGCTGCTCTAGGCACTCAGCCACAACAGGGCACTTATTGGCGTTTATCTTGATCCTGCCCTGCTCTAGCGCGGCATTCATGGACATAATGCGGTCTTTAACGGCTGGGTTGCGCTTGTTAGCCCTGATGATAAACCCCGCTTGCTCAAGTAGCGCTATATCTGACTTACTGGCATCTACCGTTTTTCGGCTCTTGCCGCTTGCATCTGGGTATATAACTATCGGATGGTCTTTGTAGCGGTTCTGTATGATAGAGATCATTTCCGGCGTGTCGTACATATTCACTAGCTCATCAACGCAGTGCCACACCTTGCCGCCATCCCGTTGCACATAAACGGTCGCCGCCTGCTTGGTTACGTTGAAGTCACACCCGATAAACAGCGGCTCGTTCTCTCGTATCTCTTCATCTGAGTCGCAAGCGTGCCTGTTATAGCTCGTATAAACCGTGCCGGACGTTAGATTAACAAAGCGCCCTTCTAGATATGCCTCTAGCAAATGTGCCGGATAGGCGTCCTGTAGGCTCTCTATGTAGCCCTCTGGCAGATGGGGGTTTGATCTGGTTGGCGCTTGAATGATCGAATAATCGGGCTTGGCCTCTTTGCGCCATTGCTCATACACAAACCTAAAGCCCTCTGGCGTTGTCGTAACGCCTACCGTGTTAGCTCCGTTCTTAGCTTGGCGGTTTCTCGCCATTACCTGACGCCAGACATATGCGGCATCGTCGCGCTTGAGCGTATCTAGCTCATCTATATCGGCGTCTGCGTGTTCGTAGCCAATAATGCGCTGCGGATTCTCCATAGAGCGGAAGAAGATACAGCCATAGCCCTCTATGTCGATCTGATTAACTGGTGACTTCTGTAGTCGGTACGGAATGCCAAGCTCTGTTAGCGTTGCCTCAAAGCGAGGCCATGCAATCATCCGGATCAGGTCATATGTCGGCTCGTAGAAGCCTCTATTGGTGCCCTTGTTGTTGATGATGCCGAATATACACCTAAGTATGGCCGCTTCTGTCTTTCCTGCCCCAAAGCCTGCTACAAAGGCGGGGAAGCGTTCGCTAGCGGTGATGTACTTGTACTGCGGTGAGGTTGGCTCAACCGTTACCATCTTC